GCCTGCTATATACCTAGCGTTCTTGCCTTCCTTCCGTGTCTCATCTTTAAGGAAACCTCTCGCCACAAAGAAAGGTCGCTTTCCTTGCTTAAGCAGTGCCTCCAAACCTCGCACCTCCGATTCGAACTTCAAAAAGTTCGGTCCCGAGACATCAAAATCAACCCCTTCACCAAGAAAATAGCTCTTATCCTTGTACTCAATGCACATAGGCAAACCCACAGAGGTACCACGGGGTATGGCCGCCGCCCCAGACCTGCCAAGAATGGCTTCGACATCCCAAATGACACCATTAACCCTACTGGTTGCTTCTGCAAAGAGTCTCATGCCGACGTAAACAGCTGACTTAAACGAATACTCGTTTATAGCCCTCTGTGGCTGAGCGAAGGGTTCTAGAGCATTGAACATCGGATACACGGGCTCATCATTCTCGTAGTACTTACCCAGCTTCATGGGTACCAAGTTGTACCCGGGTACAAGGCTCTCAAACGCCTTCTCCTTGAAAAGGGGGGTGGGCTCCAACCCAGACTTGATAGGCGCGCATACGTTCTTGGTCATGGAGCCGACACATGTAAGATTCCCGAACACAACTTCCTCATCTTCAGAGATGCGTTGGCTCTCATCATCAATAATGGTGTTCATTACATCGGCCAAGTAGCCAAACGGTAAATCATCTGACTCCATGACGTCAAATCCTGCCGGAATGTCAAGTCCGGCCTGCGCGACAGTCTCAGCCTGTGTAAGTTCCTCTACAACAGGATCTCTAGTACGCAGCGCGAGGGTGGAAATAGCTTTCTCAACATCCTCTGCCGTCAAGACCGTCGCATAGGCCTCACGGTAGTAGTCATTAGCGCCGACATGGATACCCATCCATATTCTGCTGCCGAACCGTCGTGCTTCCTGAAGACAAAGGCCGGCGCCGCAGTCACCCTTCTTCGTCGGGGCACTGTACGCCAACCATCTCTTATGGACGGTGACAACCTCGCAAGCTTCAGGTCTGTCCCTTCCGACGGCTAGCCTTCCCTTGTCCACATACTTCACCCTATCCAAATAGGCGAGGTGGGAGTTCAATTTTTGCTCACTCTCCAAGCGCGATACATCCAATCGTACGGGCTGGTTTGACACACTGAGCAGGTCTTTCTCGGTGAGTAAGAGGTGAGTTATATCCTTCTCGTATGCAACGAGGTTTGTCCTTACCACCGTAATGTCCCTATCCTCAAATTCATAACTGGGGAAGTCAAGCCACTGGCGAATGGTGAAATTAATACATTGGCCAGTTTTGTTGCTCCGCAAATACAGGGGATTATCACCTGAAATTCCGGTCTTAAGCAGTCCCCGTAGTTGGTTATGGAAATGAGTCGGTAACACAGCGTAATCTCGCTTCAGGAAGGTCACCTGACCAAGTTGGACTGCAAACCCTGTAGCATCAGGAGTTAACATCAAGTAACCGTTCCGGTAAACGTTTCTACACAGCTCCGCCACCCCTGACGATTGCAGGGAAGCGAACTTGACGCGTCCACTTGTGGCACGGTTACTCTGCTCTTCACGAGGGCAGAAAAGTCCTCTGATATATCTGTAAACAGCCTTCACACAATCAACGAGAAAAGTGATGGCCCCTACAGAAATGGCGCACAGAATCGTCCAAGCTCCAAACTTGTTAAGATATGGTACACACCATCTGACAAAATCCTTAACGATGCGCCACATTGTGCTGCAGTGAAGCATGATGTTCTTCCTCACTTGGGCCCATCGTGACACAGGCTCCTCACTGAATAAAGAACTCACGTCAACGACGTTGGGGTCTGCTATATACTCATCAGCACCTACTCCGTCACTGCCGTTCGAGCTAGCGTTGGAACGAATCTCGAGCATGAAGCTCTTAAACTCCTCGTCGTGCTCCAACACTGCCGAAGTAGGATCCACTTCAGGCACGATTTCACAGTCTTGATACACAGACCTCACAGTAGACATAATAGTGGAATGTAGTAAATCTGATTCCCCAGCTTCTGAACTGGGGCCTGCACTCCCTTGGTAAAGGACGCCCTCCGGGTTCTCAAAGAACCGTGACAGAATAAGGGGCATGGAAGGTCCTCCCTGGTACATAGCTTCGAGTTCTTCATCTGTTGGTGCACGCGCGTTTAGCATCTGGGTACACATCTCAGTCAAAGACACGTGGGACCTAGCTCTCTGCTTCATGATCTTGACGGCCTCAACAATCAACTTCGTGAAAGGATACCCCCTGACAGAACCGTCCTCGGGTATTTCAACATGTGCGTCCCAACTCTGAGGGAAAACTTCCCAAATGTGCCAAGGAAACTGCTGGAGCACATGTCCCCTCTTGTCACAAAGCGCCAACTCCTCTTGGAATTTCTGATAATCCAACATTGTGGTATTATCCTTACGAAATTCCTTCCTGACTCGCACCTCATAATTGAGGTCAACGCGTCGATTCAGGGCTTGGGTCTCAATGAGAATCTGATCAACACCAGCCTGGCTTGGCTTTTTCATGTTCGTTGTCATCATGATGATTTTCGAAGTGAAGGGGAACATCCCCTTATTTTCGCATGTAGCCATGTTGCACAACGTGGTGAACGAAGAATAAAAGGTCATCAGGTCCGTGAAGCCATTGCTGGAATCAGTGGGGTTAGCCTTTTTAAGCATGAAATCATCCATCAAATAAACCGGCTGCCCATGGTACCCGTCCAGATACTCGGTGTTGAAAGGTTTAGTGAAAATGAGACGGCTAGATTCCTCAGCTGAAAGTCCTGGTTTCACCTCACCCGTGGCTACCAACAACGCATTTGTTAATGCTTGGGTCATTAACGTCTTACCGACACCTGGCTTCCCAAACATCACCAGACTCAGGGGTAAAGGCTTATATCCAGTTCCTTCACCTAAAGCCCTCTTAAGTGGTGTTCCCAAATGCTCCATCACCCTGCAAGCCTTCTCCATTTCAAAATTGATGTCCCTATTCCACTTATAAGTTTCCTGGAACTTCCTCAATTTGTAATGGCAAGCTTGTATCCGGGCTAACCGTGAAGAGTATTCGGGAGCACATCCTCCTTTGTTCTCTTCAGCTTCAATGTTATGGGCTTCCACAATCACAGCATCAATCTCCTCGGACCACCTGTTAAGCATGCGCCAATGAGGCAAATTAAAATAGCCTCTAATGGTGTTAACGCCTTTCTCGACTGACTCTATGATGAACTTGAACAAGTCCTCAAAGCCCGACATAGTTCGCGGGTGTGCCGTCATCTTGCTGCTTACAAGGTTAAACAGATGCAGACCAGGTCCCTGTTTATCCTTGCTTTCCTTCATTGCAGTCCCGACCGAAATGAATGACGCCAGGCGAGCCAACCAATTAATAGTGGCTTCTCCTGACTGGGCCTCGGCCGTCAAACCTTCTTTAGGGACTTCTGCTTCGGTTGTGGTTGACTCTTCAACCACCGCATCACATGCTTGACCCCACCATGAACAGGAATAAAAGTTCTTCCCAATAGCAGCAATGCCCTTCACGACCAACTTGGCCAGGCCTTTAATGCTGGCCCAAGCTAAAAACGCAACCATCGCCACTTTACACAATACCACCGGTAAGCTCTTCTTGAAAGACTCGAACATATCGGTGACTCTGTCCTTAATACCTTTGAACATGGCAGTAAACCCGTCCAAGGCGCTCGTGACTTCGTTAGCTGTTCTATCCAGATTGGACGTCGTCGTTGTCAGGCGAGAAATCACGTCTGATGTCCTATCGACAACATCCTGCTCTTTTAATTTGCCAACAACCTGGTTAACATTTGTGACCAAAGAGTTGATCCCATCGACATCGAGAGAATCAACAGCATACCTGACTCTCTCTATGGTTTCTGAAGCTGACCCCAGTAAACCCTGGTAATCAGCAGTCAGCAGCAACGCCATCTCCCGCTCCCTTTTACGGTCACGAGCCTCCAACCAACGCTGAGAGCTCTCTAGTTTACGGTCCCGTGCGTGGCCAGCTGTCCGCCTTCTAGCAGCGGCGCGCTGGATCCTCTCACGTTCTTCCCGGCGTTCGAGTTTACTCTTCAGCTTCCGGACCTGATTAGGGCTCAGGCCCACCCTGCCAACACTAGCACCTGCATGTGGTGCATTCTTAGCGTTGGCCGAAATGATCGTGTAGATGTTTTCAGTCCTCTCGGAACCCGTGGTCTTTAAAGTCATACCAAGACTCTTGTTTTTTGCATCCATATGTGGTGCGATTGAGGGCAATGCCCGTTGGCCTTACAACAAAAGGGAGCCATCCCTTTTGAGGTTTTTTGTCCTTGGAATCACTACTTTCAAGTGAACAAACGTGTTCGGACAACCACGTTTGAGTTGGAGGTTTGATATCCCCCTAACCAAAGCTACTCACACCAAATAACCGTAGTCGTTTGGACGGGTACGCGAGCAATCCAGCTCAAGCTTGACCGTCGTCAACAAGCACAGCACCTAGCACCAGCTCAATGGCCTACGTAAGAATAAACTAAAAATAGGCACTACAAATTTATTAGAATCCGGAGGTGTACTTTTGTAGTACGTGTACACCACCTTCAATAAAACAACTAACTCTGGTTTGTGCTTTGCCTTTCTCAGGGGACCAGGCGCATACAACCTGCTGGACGTAAGTCAAAGGGTGTCATCCCAA